CCCGTGTGTTGACACCTTGTCTGCACATGCTCTTTTGAGCTACCCTGCAAAGTCCACTCAGCAATGGGTGGCCAACCCGAGGGCCTACCTGTGGTAATACCCATTAAGAAGACCTCCAAGTTAGACTCCCCCTTCCAATCGGATTCAGGGGAGTCCTTCTTAAAAGGTCGGGTTTACCGCTCGCTGCTTCGCTCGACCGGCCATCTCTTTCGTGATGGCCGTTGGGCAGGCGACCCGGATTCCTTCCACGCCTTTCGAGACGTGCAGAATCCTGGCCTTGGTCCGCGCCTATCTTTCCTCGGCGGCTCTTATTTTAAGAGCTTCCTTGTAGGGGTGGATGGCGAACCTTTAGTTCCGTATGCATGGACGCCGGCCGCCTCTCTTGGATATTCTTCCAAGGATGCGTTCGACGAATATGTAACTGAACTGCCTGTCATTGTCGATCCTCTTTATAGTGATTATGTCCTGGAGCTTAATGCCCTAGGAACATCAGCTATTCAGAGGTTCCGCCCGGGGAATCCGGTCGCGAGTCTCGGCCAGTTCTTGGTCGAGCTTCGCGAGTTACCCCGTTTACCCATATTCTTGAAGTCACGTGCCAAGTCTTTTCGTGATCTTGGTCGTGAGTACTTGAATGTGGAGTTTGGCTGGGTACCGTTTGTTAAGGATCTGATTGGAGTCTATCGACTCCAGCAGACCATCCAGGATCGCTTGAATAAGTTGATCCGGGATAACGGTATTCAGGTCAAGCGGCGGTCGAAGCATGTGGAAACGATCAGCGATCTTGGTGTCAAAGAACTTAGTCTCACCCAACCGTTCGGTCGTATCAACGATCCGACGATTGGTGGAGACCCGGATGAGGACCCGCTCCGTATTCACGGGCCTGTTCCATTCGGCTACTTTGACTCCTTTATCCCTGGTACGTGTGATATCAAAATCACGCGCACCGAGAAGATCGTGTCTTGGTACGTAGGTACTTTCTTTTACTACGTACCGGACATCGGATCTGATCGTTGGACACGCCGGGCTAAGGACGTTCTGTTTGGCTCATCGCCAACACCGTCCTTAATCTACTCGGTGTATCCTTGGACATGGCTTGCCGATTGGTTTGGGAATGTTGGGAATATTCTTTCCAACTTATCCACAAACGCAGTCGACAATGAGGTACTTACAGACAGCTTCATTATGCAGCACCGCATAAAGCGGACTGACTATGAGGTTACCTGTAACTGGGAGTATTTCGAACGGATATGGGCGGGGAATTCCTCGCTCAACTTCGTTCTTTCCCCAGGCTCCATTATGTGTTCACCCTCACACGTGGAGGTGAACAAGTTAAGGAGACAAGCCTCGCCCTTTGGGTTCGGGTTGCATTTGTCTGACTTTACGGCCAGACAACTTGCGATCATTGCTGCCTTGCTGACATCGTCAGCGAGGAAACCGGCGCTCTTCGCCTATTGGCGTGGGGCGCTTTCTTGATGGAGTGACTCCTTTGTTTGCTGACCCTCTCGTTCTGTATAAAACCGCACCGACCGGTGCGACGTCTGCAGTGGCCCTTAGTGGGGCTGGTGCAACGTCGTACTCGTTTGTCTGTACGGGCAGATCGCCGACCTCGTCAACCTATAGGTATACGGTTGACTCGACCTCGTTTATCGAGTTGTTCATCGGCCGCATGACGGGAAAACGGAATCGTTGGACCGTAAGGTTCAACTATTCCGTCCTCGTTCCTACGGTCGTTGACGTCACGATCAATGAGGTTCGGGTTTCAACCGTGTATATTGTGGTTGATTACCCTATCATCGGTACCGGAGGTGCCGCCACTATGCAGGGCATTTTCCACATGCTGTCGACGTGGTTATATGATTCCACTGACGCAGCAATTCTTGTGGATCGCCTTGTGAATGGCGAAACCTAGACGCCGTTGTCGGGAGCCCCCCACGCTGTGGGGGGCTGTCGGTTTCTGAGAGGGCGCAGGCCAGGACTGACTACCTCGAAGGAGGAGCCATGAAAAGCCTGTTAGGAATCACCTCATGCCTGTTGCAAGATTGTAGCAGGCTGTGTGGTGTCAACCCCTGTCGTGATCTCATCGAGATCACAAGGAGAGTCGAAAATGAAGGAGAATCGTTTCTCACGATCACCCTTCCAGCCTTGGCTTCCGGGCTTGAAAGAGCCCTTGATCAAGGATGCTGGTCACCAGCTCTCGCTCCCTCTTTTGGGTGCGGGAAACGGAGAAGTCTCCCCCGATTTCTCGGAGGTTTCTTTGACCAGGTTTTCGACAGCGAAGGTGCAGTCCGGTGCTTTTCGGACGACGTCGCACGCAGTATCTGGGCAATCCGGCAGATCTGCCGGGCTGTCTCGAAACTGTATTTGCCCGCGTCACCTCGACGTGTGCATAAGGCGATGTTGTCCTTTGTATCGGTAGAAGAGGAGCTTAGAGCCCATGTCATCCCACCGACGTTGCTTGAGACTTTTAAAAGGGTCTCTAGCATCATTTGGACCGGCATTTGTGGTATGGGTGGCGATAGCCATCCATATCATGATCTTCGGCCCAGGCATGGACCTGGAACAACTGCAGAAGCTGTGTCTGGCAACGATAAATTTCGTTTCCAGGCTTGGCCCATGAGGTTGGAGCGCGAGTTTCCTGTTTCGGAGTTCGGGATCTCATCGATCCTGAATCCCGACGCGGAGGCTCGTGTTCGTTCCTTGAACTATCCCTCGCCCCGGCACGAGCGTCCCGTTAAGGTGACGCCCGTCCCTAAGACCGCTAAGGCACCTAGAGTTATCGCGATTGAACCTGTTGCTATGCAATACATGCAACAGGCGATCGCGGACTGGTTGCGGCCCCGCCTGGAGAGGCAGGGCCGCTATACCGCTGGGCGCGTGAACTTCACGTCCCAGTTGGTGAACAACCGGATGGCTCATATCGGGTCACTTCGTGGAACTTTCGCCACGATTGACTTGTCCGATGCGAGCGATAGGGTGTCTTGTTGCCTCGTTAACCATATGCTCAAATCCGTCCCCTTTCTTAGGAGATGGGTTTTTGCCACTAGGTCCTCGAGGGCACGCTTACCCAATGGTGTTATAATACCATTGAGAAAGTTTGCGTCTATGGGGTCCGCTTTGTGCTTTCCGATAGAAGCGATGGTGTTCTTTATCGCCATCGTTTCTATCCGGTTAGCTCAAAGGGGAAATCTGCACCCCAGCAGCCGTGACGTTCAAAATGCAACGCACGGCATCTATGTTTACGGGGACGATATCATTGTCCCTGTAGACTTGGCGCCTCTTATGGTGGAAGGCCTCAGCTCGTTCGGGCTGAAGGTCAACGCCGCTAAGTCTTTCTGGACTGGAAAGTTCAGAGAGTCTTGTGGTAGGGATTACTACGGCGGAGTGGACGTTTCAGTTGTCTACTGCCGCCGTGAGTTCCCTCATCATAGGGCTGACGTTTCTGGGTTGATCTCTGCCGTGGAGTTCGCAAACCAGCTTTACTTTGCTGGGCTGTGGGCTTCATGCAGGATGGTAAGGTCCGAGGTCGAAAAGATCTTGGGCCCTCTGCCGTCTATTACGGAGGGAGACCAGGTTTTGGGGTGGAAGAGCTTCAGCAATGCTCGTTCATTCCATTCGTGGGATAACGGACTTCAGCGGCCTAAAAGCCGCTGTTGGACTATTGTCCCACGCAAGCGAGGCGACCCTTTAGAGGGCGACCCCGCGCTCCTCAAGTGTTTGCGGCTCGTTGGACAAGACAGTCCTATGGATCGCGCGCACTTGTTAACGTCAGTGAGGTTCGGCGACCTCGCACTAAAACGCCGATGGACGTAGACCGCATCTAAGCGGTCTACGAGCTGGTATAAGTCCAGCCAGGAGGTGCATGTAGTAACTGCATGCCTAGTTCCTTATTACGCG